GCTATTCAGGCACTTATGGTTGACCGTGACTTCTTCCAGATTTACACTAAGCTGAACACCATGCGTGAAACTGACCTTGGTTCTACTCTGGATTGGAACTACTTCCATCACATCTGGCGTATCTATTCTGCATCTCCGTTTGCTAACGCTGTGCAGTTTACTACCAAGGCTTAATCTGTTGACATTCTCTTAAGCGTATAGGGCGGCTTGTCAGGCTTTATGCCTGCCATGTCAATAAATTGACACCGCCGTGTGGCTCAAATGTCGCACTGTGACATTTGTTGCTACGCAAACGCCAATCCTCCTAAAACGTGGGATGCGCATACGACATCACGCATTGCTTTGATTATGGCTACCTATAAACAATGTATCACTGACCAAAGCACAATTAGAGTTTCAGCAGGTTATCCACATTATTCTGATGGTTCATATCATGGTGGTATTGATACAGTACATACAAATCATCAAGCTTATGCACCAATGGCAGGTACGGTTGAAACAGCCCATACTTGGCAAGGTGGCACGACTGGTAACGATTCTTGGGGCAACTACATTGTAGTTAAAATGAGTGATAATAGCTATTGGCTTGCAGCTCACTTTAACAGTCAGATTCATAATGTTGGTGATACAATTACTCGTGGTCAATACATTGGAGAGCAAGGACAGACAGGTAACGCTAGTGGTATTCATACACATTGGGAATACTGGATAGGTGGTTATGGTACAGCTTATAGAACTGACCCCTCTGCTATTCTTGGTATTCCTAACGAAGTAGGTACATGGGATGTTGAATGGGATGCTACAAATCCACCAACCCCGCCTATTCCACCTACTCCTACTCCCACAGCTAATCGTAAACTCCCCATCTGGATGATGTGTAAACCACCCTACAGATTTTGAAAGGATTGAATATGCCAAATATGAATCTATATATCTGTAAGGGTATCCCTACAGATAAAACCTATAATCATGTGCTTAGGTTTCAGTCTGATTCCTCTCGTTTTGATTATTTTACTTCTAAATCCGTTCTTCATCTTACCAATTATACCTATCAGCGTTTAGAGCGATATCTTTCTGTTGGTGTTAATGCCGAAGTAATTGAACCTTGCAACTATATCGTATTTCAGAACGCTGATTTCTCTAGCAAATGGTATTATGCCTTTATTGATAGGGTAGAATATGTTGCTAACGAAACCAGTAAAATCTACTTTACGATTGATGTTATGCAGACTTGGTTTAATCAGGTAACATTGCAACCCTGTTTCATCGAGCGTTCTCATACCAATACTGATGAAATCGGTGATAACATCATTGATGATGGATTAGATACAGGGCCTTATATTGATGATATTCAGCAATATATTGATTTTGATAAACGTATTTGTATTGTTACCACATTTGATAAGCCCGAAAAAGATTCTAGTCCTGCATCTGGTTCTCTACGTTTTGGTATTTATTCAGCTTGTAAAGAAAACTTTTTCACCACAGCCGAATCTGCTAATAACTTCATTGCACAGGCTGTGGAAGCTGGGCAAGCACCTGATGGAATTTTAGGAATTTATATGGTTCCATCTACCTTTGATAGTGGTAAGTATGATAAGACTTTTGTTGTTCCTAATAATGTAGCAGGTTACACTCCTAAGAATAATAAACTTTTTACCTATCCGTATTTTTATCTCCGTTATTATTCAACGCAAGGCGACAATCATGTTTTTCGTTTTGAATTAGGAGATAGAAAGAAAAGTTTGCACATTGGCTACAATATAATGTCAAATGCTGGTCAGACAACCGCAATGTTTGCAGCCGAGGATTATAAAGGCTCTACTGGTTATAATCAGGAAGATGTATTTGCTATTAGTAATTGGCCTACTTGTGCTTATGATACCGATATTTATAAAGTTTATGTAGCGCAGAATTCTAGCTCTATGGCTGTTGAAAATGCTGGTTTGGTAGCTGGTACAATGTTTGCAGGAATTAACCTATTGACTGCTCCAGCAAAAGATGTACAGGCTATGACTGGTAAACATCCTGCTTTATTTCCTGAAAACACTTATGGAGCTATTGAGGGTTTGGCTAATCAGATGCTTAATATCGCTGGTACACTTGCAAAACGTGATGATATGGATAGATTACCGCCACAAAGCCATGGTTCGGTAAGTCCTTATTTCCGTTTTACTGATTCAGGTATTTTACCAACAAGAGATGCTAGTGCTCCTTATGCCTTAGCAAGCTATCACCATGTTACTAAGGAATTTGCAAAGGTTATTGATGACTACTGGACTATGTATGGTTATCCTATTCATGAAGTACAGGTTCCTAACATTGATTCTCGCAGAAACTGGAATTATGTTAAAACACAGAACTGTTGTTGCTTAGGGAATGTACCTGCGGAAGTTTCTACTGTGATTAACGATATATTTAATCGTGGTGTTACATTCTGGCATAATCCTGGACTTGTTGGTAATTATGAAGCAGATAATTCAATTTATAAACGTATTCCAGAGGTAGGTGCTTAAATGTCTAAACGTTCTCAAAAACCACAGCCACCTTGGATTGATTCTTATGATTTAACTAGGGCAACTTATGCTAACTGGTTTAATCGTCTGTATGATGTGGCTCTTGCAAGATTCAAATGGGAAGGGCTTGAAGATTCTCCCTATTTGGATGAACGATTTCTTGAACAGTTCTTGTTCTGGCAACCGTTAATGGCAGGATTCCATGACCCCGTTATGGGCAACTTGATTCTTCCTGCTATGCCTAGTGATAACTTCGATATTATTGGAGACCCTAAGCTTGTGCGTGCTTATGGCTACAATTCTAATTATCAGAAAAGCGGCCTTAGCAAAGAAAACTGCGCTTATCTTTGGTGTAACATGCGCCGTTCCCCTGATGCTATTGTTATTAAACAGTTTGCACAGCGTCTTACCAATATCGACCGAACGATTGACTTAAACCTTGCTGCACAGAAAACCCCTCGTATTGCTTATGCAAATGAGAATACGAAACTTTCTGTACAGAACTTGGTTTATCAGCAAGACAAATATGACCCTTGGCTGTATCTTAAAGGCAATCCCTCTACTGATGATATTAAGAACATGATTGGTGTTCTTGATTTAGGCGTTCAATATATTGGCTTGCAGTTAGAGCAGCAGAAAAAAGAAACGCTTGCAGAAGCTCTTACCTATTTAGGTATCGAAAGTAACTACAATATGAAAGCAGAGCGGCAGTTTACTACAGAAGTTCAGATGACCTTGGGTCAGGTAGAAGCAGACCGTCTTTCTCCATTGTACTCTCGTGATAAATTCTGTAAGGATTATAACAGGCTTTTTGGTACTAACATCTCTGTCTCTATGCGTTCTCAGCTTGAATTGACTAAGATTATGGAAGGACGCGAAGATGAAAATAATCTAAGCGACACCAATATTGAAGAGGATGGTGACAACAAGAATGAGTAAATATACTACTCAAGTTCGCTTTATCTGTGAATCCAAAGCAGGTATTGTTGAACCTTACACCAACGTCCCTTACTCTGAAATTATTGAGCGTGCGCGTCCTAAAATTTTTAACTTTAACTATCCTATCTGGAATGATAACAAGCGTAAAGAGCTGGAAACCAATATTCTAAAGCATTTCTATACCAATGAAATTGGTGCAGAAACCTTTGGCCTTTGGCAGCTGCGTCTGGATGACTGGATGAACAGTCACATGCCCTATTACAATCCTCTGTTTGAAGCACTTGATAAACAGTATGAAATGTTCCTTACTGATGATTTTACCATTACCAGTAATGAAGATACTGAACATCATGATGTGAATACAGAGGATAGAACCAAGAACAGCAAGGTCAATATTGAGGGTACTAATAATTCCAACTATACCTCTAATTCTAGCAGCACTGGTGAAAATACCAATACCCACACTGATACTCCTCAGGGTAGTCTTGATAATTTCCTTGCTGGTAAGTATATGTCGGATGCTGACCATACCAATTCCAGTTCTTCTAATGATTTTAGTTCTAACGCTGGTTCTAACAGTAACAGCAATACCACACAGGATGATAAAAACAACACGAAAGAAAATCGTGATGGTAACGAACATCGTGTTCTCGACCATGTAGAAAAAGGTTATCGTGGCCGCTCTCTGGTATCTATTATGAACGATTATATGAAGGAAAGCACCAATATTTATAATCGTTTATATAGAGATATGGAAGTTCTGTTTATGCAAATTTGGTAAGGAGATGATTAACTTTGGCGTACAATCCTCTTGACAAACTTTTCCGCTCTGTAATTCCTGTTGCTTATGATGATAGCATTAGTTACTATGAAATGGTATCTAAGGTTATCGAAGTAATGCAGCAGTATATTGAAACCAGCTCTATCAGTTACGCAGACCCTATCCAGTGGGATATTACCAAACAGTATCCTCGTAACACTGTTGTTGTCACTGTTAATGGTGATGGGTATTTGAGCGTACAGCCTGTGCCCATTGGTGTTGATATTGATAACACTAACTACTGGACAAAGATTGGCAATTTTTCTGAACTCTGGGGAAGCGTTAAATATGCTATTACTCCTGTCGATGAAAAGTTGAAAACAACTGCAAGTGCAAACCGTAATATCAATGACCTTGTTTGGCTTAATAATGACCTGTATGTAATTCTTAAGCCTATGGATGCCGGTACTCGTTATATTGATGGTACTAACTGCGCTAAAACTAGTATTGCTGAACGTCTGCACTACATTCTTTCTCTGAAAGTTGCCAAGTATAACGAGGAAGATACTTCTATTTCGTTTGGATTCTTTAATCCTAATAATGGTACTGTGGTTACTGGTGGTGATATTCATATCTATGATGCACCTATTGAAACTATTAAAATTGTTGGTAAATAAGGAGGTGTAGTTAATGTCTGAACAATTTGTTTCCAAGTTTAACCTTGGTGGGCAAACCATCGAGGTAAAAGATGCTAGTGCTCGTACTACTGCAAGCAGTGCTAATACTAAAGCCACTAATGCACTGAATAAGGTAACAGAGCTTGAAAAACTCTCTCGTGTTGAGGTTAGTTATGTAGCTGATACTGAAACCATTAGTATTACAACCGGAACTCATAACGTTACTTAATAGGAGGTTACATCATGGCTTATGTAGACAAACTTAAAATTGACAATAACAGTTACGATATTAAAGACACTGAGGGGCGTGCTGAAACTGCTAAGAAAATTGACATTGACACTACTGGGGATTTGAACCAGACTGTAAGTGGTACATACAATGTAACTGCTGCTAATGTCAATGCTAAGGTTGATAACTTGCATGTAGAATTTAATTCTACTAATTCTTCTCGTGACATTATTAAAACCACCAAAATCACTGAGCCAGTTGTAGTTGGCAATGCCCAAGGCGGTGTTAAACTCGGCGGCACTTTACAGATTAACGCCATGCTTTCCAATTTCGACAAGAATTTTAAGAAATGGCCTATTAAAGATTCGCGTGGTAATGTTGTTTATGTAGCTATCTTGCAGGACGATGCAGATTTTAGCACTATTCCGGGAAGCCCTGTTGATATTCGCACCTATCAGACCCTCAAAATGGATGGTACGGATGACATTACTGCTACCATTAACACTCACACTAAGGACGAACCTCTGTTTATTCCTGCTGGTACTTATAAGATTAGTGCTCCCTTGCAGCTTAAACATAGCCTGTATGGTGCTGGTTCTTCTCGTGACCCTGCTCGTGGTACTAGTGACACTATCTTGCAGTATACTGCTAATCCTACTGCATTTGGTAGTCAGGGCGTAATTACTGTATCTGGTGATGATGTAACTGGTAATATTGTTATTGCTAATTTGGATATTACCTGTAATGGTATGATTGGTGGTATTGTATTTACTACCAATAAATATACTGATAATAGCATTTACAATGTAAGTATCAATAAGGTTAAGTCCTATGGTGTTTACTTGCAGCCTGCTAATAGCACTTTGAACCGTTACTGTTATATGGATAATGTAATGGTATGGGGATTCAGTGATAATACTCCCGTTGAGCGCTGGGCTGGTTCTGTTGCTTTCTTCTGGGGCAATAAAGCTCCCGACTGCGAATGTAATAACCTTGTTAATATGGTATGTCAGGTTGGTTTTGACTGCCGTACTGATGTGTATGGCTGTAACTGGACTAGCTACCATGGTATTCCGTCTGGTGGTACTGGTGGTACTGAAGCTAATACTTGGTGGGATAACACGATTGCCTGTAAAGTTACTAACAATGATATTCATATTACTAATTTCTATGCAGATACTTGTCGTTATGGTTTTGTCTTTGATGGTCCGGGTAAGGCAGCGGCCTACATTAACAATATGATTTATACTTGTGATGACGGAACTGCTACTACTGCTACTGGTTATGCAGCTATTGCCCTGATTGGTAGTAGCCCCAATCCTCAATTCATCGTTAATGGTGGTATTATTAACCGTTCTGCTAAAGTTAGCACCACGATTCAGTCAACCGGCACTTATCCTGTTACTAATGCTGTATGTAAACTTGATGATGTTTACATTTATACTAAACGTGAATATATCTTTGGCGCAGGTGCTAAACAACGTGGTCAGTATATCTGCGCGGCTGGTGAACATCGTTGCATTGATTTAGGTATTACTAATCAGATGCAATATATTGTTAAGGGACAAACTGTAACAGGCAATCCTGCTCAGTATAAAGCATTTGCAATTATTCCGCTGCCTAGTGCTAATGCAGCTCCAACACAAGGCTCTATCCGTATTCGTGATAATGATGATATTGACATTACGGTTTATCTTTCTCCCAATACTTATGCTCCTAATAATTTTATCTGTGCTGTAAATAACCGTACTCTGTACAAAGGGATTGCTGGCTTAAACACCGAGGGTACAAAAAATATTTCTTATCGTTTATCGACATCTGGGGATGGACGAGTCTGGTATGCAAAAGATGATAATGCTATTACTCTATATTGCTATCGTCCTGCTTCTTACGATTATGTAGTAACTTGTGAGGGCTTTAATGATGGTCTTAGCCCCGTTATTCTTGACCGTATCAGAAATGAAGATGGTACTCCCATGGACTATCCTCGCTGGAATGACAACAATGGCATGACTGCTATTAACGTTCTTGTTCCTACTATTTCCTAACTAATAAAACACCCCTAGGTGGTTATCCACTTAGGGGTGTTATTTTTATTTAATTAGAATGGCAAATCATCAATGTCAGGTGGAAGCTCATTAGGAAGCTTATCAGTTATCCTCGCTTTCTTCATCGTCATCATCGTCCTCTTCCTGCAATGCGTCAAAAGCTTTAAGGATAGAATCATTCATAACCTTACGGAACTCCTTGGTGACAGGGAAGCAGATGTCGTGCCATTCGTCTTTCTTATTTTTAGCGCTGGGCATTGCTACAAACAAACCTTTGCTGCCATCCATAATCTTAATACCAGAGATGCAGAACACATTGCAGAGAGTTACGGAAACCATAGCGCAGCAATTAGATTTCTTATTGTTGATAGGGAAGATACGAATATCGCTGATAATGGGGGAAGCGGACTTAGCAGAATTGGTGGCCTTAGCGGATGCTTTCTTGTTAGCGTACATAGTTAGTTCTCCTTTTTGTTGTAATAGTAAGTAAGAAATTTATATTGAGGACAGTTTTTATACTGACCACAACAATCGTTTTTAAGGTCGTACTCTTGACGTGTTACTCTCATACCCTCACAGCGAATATAGTTTGTGGTATGAGAAATATAATAAGGACAGGTAGCTCTTCTACTGATTCTGTAAGAATCTTTCTCTTTCAATTAAATCATCTCCTATCACTTCCTAACTAAACTCTTGTTGGAATATACTTGCAGGATTCCCGTCAATTAAGAATCCATAATCAATATTGCTTTCTTTCTTGGTGTAAGTTTCATATAGTTCTTTATCGTTTTCATCATGTTCGATAGATACTAATTCAGGAAGATAATCTATATAACTTTCACCACGCAAAGCATAACAGAATGAGTAATACATTCTATTGATAGGACTTTTTGTTGACCTTAATGTATATCCACATGGTTCAAGAACAGTTACAGAGTATTCGTCAATATGGCCTGTTTCACCATTATCATCTGTAAAGTTACCGATAATATGTGTACCGGGGGTTTTACGAATTAGCTTTTTGTTGATAGATTCATCATAACTGATATTAGGACGAAAATATTCTTGTACCAGATACTCGAAATCCTCGTCATTAACAATTTGAGTAAACAGTTCTGACAACTGCTTTTTGCTGGCTCCTGCTACTGTTGCTTTTACCTTTAAGTGTTTATCGGCATCCAAGTATGTTGCACAATAGCACTTGCTTCCCCATGTTACAAAATCTTCATAGTGACCATCAAAGTCCATAATGCCAAAGTTATAGCATTCCTTATTCTGACTATTATTAAGAATGTTTTCATTGAATTTGTCTATGGCTTTCTGAACATCGTCATTGTAACCAATAAAATAGCCACTATCAGTATCGTGGTAAAGCGGTTCAATGCCTTGGCTTAACACTAGATAGAGCATGAAGCAAATAAGATGCAATCTGCTGTAAGCAACTGTGTATAAACCATCTGTAAAGATATTTAAGGAATTTCTGGATTTTAGAAATTTAACCCCAGTTGGAATCCACTCAAATTTATCACCCTCCCCCTGCACGCCAACTTCCTGACGCAAGGGCTTCATAGCTGAGCACCCATACTGACCATTTAAGCCACCTTTGCTTGCCATTAAGGCGAAGTGAACTAAGTCCTTGTTATGGGTAGCCATTATTTCTTGTGCCACAGAATCATCGTAAAGCTGCAATCCCTCAAATGTAAAATCGTTTAACGTTTCTGCATGGTCAGCAACTTTATGCTCAAGCTTCTTGAATCCTGTTTTCTGACGTGCATAGTATTTGGCTGTGTTTCGCAAAGGCTTGCTAATAAACTTGTGAGCCGTTGCATAATAAAGTTCATCACATTCTGAACTATCATAATCGTAGAGCATTTCAATTAACATAAAGTCAATGTCGCAACCATGAAATGTAAGTTCATCTGCTCTGACTACTTTACCATTATCAAAGTTACCATTTTTAATATTGGCGCATTTAGATGTACTGATATAGCTGTAAATGCAGTTGCCAAAATCCTTAGCGTTAATATTATAAAAGGTAACATTAGCCATAAAGCTATATTTTATCGGCCTTTCAAACAGAATGGATTCTCTGTATGCTGCTTGGAGGACTGAATAGAATTTAGCATCTTTACATCCAAATAGCTTAATCCGCTGGTCGGGATAATCGAAGAACCCTGAGTGAGCGCCGCTTTCGCAGCCAGATAAGAACTCATAGTTTGCTGACTGGAAATTCTGATAACATTCATTAGGATTAGTCTCCTTTCTCCATTTGTAAGGAAAGCGCCTACCATACATTGCTGATGGGTGCATAGAACTTGCATCAAAACACCATACATTCTTAAATGTCTTACCTACTGCATAAGGATTAGCATGAGTGTAACCACCTGCAAGACAGTCTTGAAAGAACTTCATAAATGGTTCGTTGTTCTTAAGTTCAAGTGCTGCTGTAAATTGAGCAGTGTGGACATCTTTATCGGTAGCTATATTTCTGTTAAGCCTTGTCTCACGCTTAATCATTGATGTGTTGGATACCCCAATGTCTGATACGTTATCAACTTTAGTAAAGTTTGCCATGTATCGGCATAGTGCATACAAAACAAGCTTGCAGTCACGTTCATTATAAATGTATTCAGAATCAGGTAAATCTGACCACCAATAATATTTCTGGTCGTAACCACCTTTGACCTCTTTAAGCTTAGGAACTCCAAGCTCTGTGCCTATAAGCTCTAGGCTTTTGCATGAAAGAATCTTAAAGCTGTCATAAAACTCAAGATGGTCAAAAGCTGCAAAGAGTGGCTGGTGTGGAGCAACTGCAATGAAACGTTTAGGATTAAAGTTTCTGATGCAGAAATTTATGTTACGCATCATTGCTTCAAATTCATAGCTAAGGTTGTGTACAAAGATTTTTACATACACATCATCATTCTTAGCGTCCTCATTCATCCTCTCAAATTCGTAAGAAATGGAATCATAATCTCTGAAAAAGTTATAACTCATTTCATTTTCAAAATCGCTAAACGGCGCGTGAGGTATTGGGCGGTAAGTAAATGATGCTAAGCCATGTAAATAAGTGCTCTGCAAGTGTTCACGCATATCATCTTCTCCGTACATTAGAGAGGATGTTTCAATGTCATAACAATATATGATAGGTGAATACTTGTGGTCATAACGTTTTCTACTCACATACAGCACCACCTCCCATAATAATTTAGATGACTAAGACCATGCAATTACAAATAGGAAAATGAACAGAATAATTACAATAATACCGGCAGTATCCATAAATATCACCATAACCCATATTTTGATGCTAGTTCAGTAAATTCTTTATAGTCAGCTTTGTTCTCTTTTACAAATTCCTTACCAGCTTTTTCAACAATGGCTCTAAGTTTATCAGTTGCGTCTGTCAATACCTCGCTGAACTGGTCTGAATTTCTTAATAGTGTATCCCAGTCAGACCACGCTCTATTCATTTCTTCTGTGGTGTTTAATCCTAACTTATCGCCTAACCTAACTAACTTTTTCAAGTCATTCTTAGGAATATCTTTCTTGTATGTTCCTAACAGATTATTCATAACAGCTGAAATGGTTGCATATCTTTTATCTTCAAAATACCTAACAGGATTGCGCAGAATCTTATATGCAACATCACTGTAGTTAAATAAACTCTCTAGGCGATTAGCTACTCTAAGTGACCTGTAATTATCTTGTATTGATTTATCCGTGGATTTAATATGTTCACCATATTTTTCAAGATAATCATGAAGTTGTTTTTGAGTTATTTTATCGTCTATTGTTTCGGACGTTTCAAGAAGTTTATAATAGAGATTTTCAGCTTCATCCATAGCTGTGTTAGCTGTGTATTTGAGAGCTTCGATAACATCTTGGCTTTGTCTACCAATAAGGCTTTTCTTGAACTCTCCTGTAACTGTAATTCCGGCATGACCGGATTTGCGTCTGGTAGCGTTAAGGGTTTTGAGTAAGCGCGTTGCTTCTGCTTGGCGCTTAAAGGTTTTATGCTTCTGTGCCATTGCGCTTAGATTCCTCCTGACATATATCAGCATAAGCATTACTTAATAGTCCGCAAAAAGATTGAATACCGCATGTAGGCCCACAATAACCATCAGGCGGACAAGGGATTCTTGTAAGAGCATAACCAATAGAAGTCTTTAATTGCTCTAAATACAGGTCATCGTATTTACTGAGAAAAAGAATCATGGTTAAATTCACCTCTCTTTATAAGCTCTGCTCTAATCTCTGCGCCATAACAATCAAGCAAGTAACACAACTCTCTAAGCTGGCAATCTTGACAATCCTTGTCCATAAAATGTGTTAGCCATGAGGGACAACAACGAACGTACCAGTTGTCGCTTAACGTGTTAAGCAGTTGAAGAGTAGATGTATCTAAGTCTTTAATTGTCATAATTACACCACCCAAATTTCCCATTTGCTGAATTCGTCAACTGACCTAGTATGACTTAAGCACTTGAAACTCTTTACCTTCAAACCCTTAAGAACTTCGGGCATAGTATTGTATTCATCTTGGTAGATTATACATCCATTTATTATACCATCAGTAGAACTTCCACGACTAGAATTACTAAATCGACAATGCAAGACGTATATATCGTGATACGACATATCTATATTAGCATTAAACAAATCTTTAATAGTCATAACGAACACCCTCCACGTTTTCGGGCCACACAGAATCAAGACAATCACCAACAAAGAATTGATTATAAGTGCAGTTTGAACTTGGTGCTACTGAATAATAAACTACTCTGCCGTTATGAGTAATTACGTTGATGACTTTGCCAATACGAGCAATGCTAATTGCACGTTTTTCTTGTCCATCACCATAGAAATATCCGTATTCTCTAACATTATACTTAATGATTGAGCCTATGGGAATGGGATGGATGGGGACATCGTAACGCATTGTATCAGCTCCTTATACATAGAATTTGAAATATAGTTCTGTTCCATAATAAGCGGAGTAAAGTGTACCTATTGTAAAAAAGTTAATCTTCAAATTCTCATAATCGCTTGTAAGATTCTTGAATTTGTGTTGCCATTTAACTACACCCATACAGTCACATATGATGATAAGGGTATTTGCTGTTAATGAGCCACAGTTTACTACAATATCATGAATGGTCATTGTAATCACCTGCTTATAATAGAGAGGGGAGAGGGGGATTATTGAGTTTAAGAAATTGAACCCCGATTTATTTTCAGGCTTCTCACGACACCCCCGGTGGTCGGCGCGGTGGGATTTGTGCTAAGGCTAATGCCCTACTCACTATTTTTCTTAACGGATGGACGCTTTAGCGCTTTACAGCGGTAAAGTGTGTTAAGAATTTATCAATCGCTTTAACGCTTTACAGTAGTAAAGTGTGTTATTTTCTTAACAGGTTAGCGGTTAGGGTTAACTATTGCTAGTAATTTATGTTTAATGAGAATTGATTCTATCTGAAAATGAGTATAAAAATTGCACTAACTTTAAGGTTAGTGCAAAATTTATTTAATTGGGATTTTACTTTTCTAATGCCTGTTGAATAACACTAGCAAAGTCATCATCATGATTCTTTTTGGCGGCTTTCTTTCCCGTCCTAGAATCATTGTATAACTTGACACATTGGGGAAAGTCCCACGACTTAAATGAATATTTATAACGAATTAAATTTTTGAATTTTGCAACGTGTTGACAAGTTGTATGACTATAAAAACCAAAAACCCAAAGAATTCCGGTTGAATATTGAAAAGCAGCTACAATAGTTGAATAACTCTTTAAGATAGCAAGGTCTGAAAAATCAGGACAAATAATAGTTGACTTGCAGTTGTAAAGCTGTTGAGTGTAACCGCCTTGCGGTAAAGATGAAAAGTATTTAGCCGCCGCCATCAACTCATCTCTGTTTTTGAACGTCATACTAAAAACACCGCCTTTATAAAGTCATCAAGTGTTTCATTAACATTATTTAATTCATGCAAAATAGTTGGTTTATAGATACTAGAAAAGCCCGACGCAATAAAGCCATTTTCACGGATTGTAACACTACAAAAAGCCATATCAATTAAACCGCATTTGTCAAATAATTCGCGCTTGATTCTAAAACCATCGTTAACACCTGATTTTTTCGGCCTGATTGTAACAACTTGCATTTTCATTTTATTATCTCCTTTATAATATTTTGGCTTTAATGCCATCTGGAACCGGGCTTTATTGATAAACCCGGCGGAACATTAAAGAATTACTGTTGACTTAAAGGGCGGTCAATGGGGACAGCGACAGCGGCGAAAATATCGCGCGGAATACCAAGGGTGTTTTCCTCGGCGGCCTTTACTTCCAATACCTGCCATTTTGTAGTTGGTTCTGCATTATGCAAGGTTTTTTCAACCTTTTCACAGTCCATAACGCCGTCAAACTGTTTGACCATTTCACCGGATTCAACTGTAAAATCGTCGTTAAACCGTGCATATTTTACACGCGCGATAGTACCAGCCTTAATGGTGCGTGAAACGCAAGCGGTGCTTTTGGGTTTGTCCATGAGAGGACGCGTAATAATAACAGTTTCAATACCGTTATTGACGGACTTTTCAATTTTCCAGTTGCTCATTGTAAATACCTCACATTTCTTTTATTGTTTTCGGAACGGGTTTTTTCTTTATTTCCCTTTCCTCTTTACAATTATATTATAACATACCCTAGGAATAATACCATGCACATTTGTTTCAAGAATATATAATAATAATACATCGTTAATAGTTTGTCAATCGCTTTAATGGTTTGAATTGATAAAGTGTTAATTGTTTAACAATCGCTTTAATGCTTTTAATCGGTAAAGTATGTTAATATTTTGTCAATCGCTTTAATGGACTAAAGTGTTAATTATTTAACGAAGGGGAAAATGGAAAAAATTGGCAAAATGTTTTGACACTACTTT